TATTCAGTTTCTTTCAAAGGAACAGGAGTATTGGATATAGATACCAACTAATAATAACAAACCAAAACAAACCAAAATGAGAGGACAATTTGAATTAACTCTTTCCGATGGAAAGAAGATACCGATGCGTTTTTGTACGTGGAGTCTTAAAAGATTCTGTCAACTTCAAGGCATAGGGCCTTCTGACATAGGAGAGGCTTTAAGTGGACAAACATCTTTAGATGCTATTATAAACTTATTGAAAGCTGCTGCAGAATATCCATTATACTCGCAAGGTATAACTCCAACCTTTACTGAAATTGAGGTTTGTGATTGGGTAGATGATATGGGAGGGATGGGAAGCTCAAAGTTCCAAGAGGTTATGTCAGCATTATCAGAAAGTATGCAAAGCGGAATAGAAAGTGCCCCAACAAAGTCAAGTAAAAAGGATGGAGTAAAAAAAAATTAGAGTGGATTGACATAGAGAAATTTACAATGGGGGAGTGCAAAGTGCTTCCCCATTTGTTTTGGGAGATGACGATGGCCGAGTTAGATTTTGTATGGTATGGTCAAAGACACGAAGAAGAGCAGAAGTGGATTAAGCTTAGATGGCAGACAACAGTATTAATTAACATTCAATTACCTAAAGGTAAAAAAGTTAAACCTGAAGATCTAATTGAATTAGATTGTGATATTCGTAACTTTGTAAAGCCTAGAGTAATGGATGAAGATGAATTAAAGGCTGTGCTTAAAAAATATGGACATATATAAACTTATAGGATAATGGCAGATAATCAGATGGTTAAAATTGAGTTCGACTTTGATTTAGGAAATGTTCCTGCATCAGCTAAGAAATTTGCTGAATATTTAAAAGGGATAGAAGCTGGTTCAAAAGAAGCACAAGCTCAATTAAAGACCTTAGGTAATGAAATAGATAAGACTGCCGATAAGATGAATAAATCAGGTGGTTCTATTAAGAAGTCTAATCAACAATGGACAAACTTTGCTTTAGTAATACAAGATTTACCCTATGGATTTAGAGGTATACAAAACAACTTACCTGCTTTATTAGGTGGCATTGCTGGTTTAGCAGGCCCTATATATCTTGTTGGTTCAGCAGTTATTGCATTAGTTACTTTATGGGATCAAGGATTCTTTAAAATGAAGAATGCTACCAACACGCTAACAGAAGCTAATAAAGAATATACAAAAAGTATAAAAACAGCAATGGGTAGTGCTGCTGAAGAAATTGCTAAGGTTAAAGCCTTAACAAGTGCTGCTAGTAATCAAGAGCTATCAATGAGCAAAAGATTAAAAGCAGTAAAATTATTACAAGACCAATATCCATCTTATTTTGGTAATTTAAAGCAAGAGCAGATTCTCAATGGCAATGTAACAACTGCTGTAGATAAAGTAAAATTTGCTATAATAGAAAGAGCCAAAGCTACTGCTATAGGTGGTAAAATAAATACAATAGCTTCTGAAAAGTTTGTTAAAGAAGAAGAATTATTCCAATTAGCATTACAGAAGACAAAGAAGATGCAAAGCGATATTGCATTAGCAACATCTCACGGATATAAAGGGAAGGCTTTAAAAGGTTATTTAGATTTTACTTTGTTCAATATTAGAGAGAAAGAAAATTTAATAAAAGGTGAGATAGGAAAATTAGAAACAGAATTAAATAGACTAGGTGGTTTATATGAAAAGACTACAGCTAATACCTTAGATTTAGGCCCTAATGATGATAAAAAGAAGGCTGCTATTGCTACAAAGATATATAATAATAGTCTTAAAAATCAAGCGAAGTTTAAATCAGCATTTGATAAAAGAGTTGCATTGAGTATGAATCAAGCAACAAGTCCTATTGCAGATAGTTTTGAGCAAGATATTAAAAATGCTGAAAAAGAAGTACAAGATAATTTAGCTTTTCAACTTAAAGACAAAAAAGAAAAATCTGCAATTACTTTAAATTTAATTAAAGAACAATATCAAACAGAGGTCAACGAAGCAGAAGGTAGTTATGAAAAAATAAAAATAGCCCAAGATAATATGGCTGCTAATTTACGAGCAGCATATATGGACGATACTTTGACTAATGAGGACAGGCATAAAGCATTTATTGATTTAACTACAAAGCAAACTACAGCAGCAGTACAAAATGCTAAAGAATTAATGGCTGAAACTGTTAAAATAGGCATTGGTATTATGAATGCCTTAGGCCCAGCCTTGGATTTATTATTAGAAAAGGGTGCAAATATTGGAGAAGTTTTAACTAAAGCATTTCAAGATATTATTAAGAAATTAATAAAGGTTGCTATTACAGCAGCGATTGCAGTAGCTATTATGTCTTTAATTCCTGGTCTTATACAACCTGGAAAGGCAGTTGCTACTTTTGGTAATTTAGTAGCAGGTGGTATGGGACTTGGTTCGGCTTTATTTGGTGGTAGTGGTGGAACAGGAGCAGATGCTTCAAAAGCCACCAATGCAATTAATACAATACAAACAAATCCAACAACAGATAATAATGGTCAATTTGTATTAAGAGGGAATGATTTAGTATTAGCTTTGAATAGGTCTGAAACATCATTAAACTTAAGAAGAGGTTCATAATGGCATATTATAATAAATATAAATTTACTTTTGCTACAAGGGCTGATAAAACGGCCTATTTGTATTTACAAGAAGATTTAGGTTCTGCTCCAACTATTATTGAATATCAGGGCATAGAGTTAAACCTTCAGTATCTACCAAATTCAGATGATCCGTTTGAACCAATTTTTGCTAGTCAATTAGGTATAGCAATAGACATTACAGATGATATTGAAAATATACCAAATCTTACTACTTTAAATGATAGAAAATATTTTGCTAAGCTTTATTTAGATGCTGACATAGAATGGTGTGGATGGGTATTAAGCGATAGTGTTTCGATAGGTTTCTCTACAGGTAGAAGACAAATGTCTTTTAATGCAATTGATGGATTAGGTATGCTACAAAGCATCCCATTGCCACAACCATTTGAAGAAAGTATTAATAATAAAAATAGTCTTGCTTATTTTTTAGGCTTGTGTTTTGATTCAATAGAATTACCGACAACCCCAAATATTGTTATTGTATGTTCTTATTTTGCTAGTGGAATGGATGACAGAAGTGTAGAGCCATATAATGAGCCATTCATTCAAACATATCTTCCAAATAGAACATTTTTAGAAACACCTTCAACATATAAGAATTGTTTAGAGGTACTATCTAATATAGTAAAAACATTTGGCTGTAGATTATTCCAAGCAGGTGGGAGATGGTGGATAGTAGCAATAAACGAATTTGCAGATAATAATGCATATTATACAGAATATACGTATAATGGGGTAGTTGATGATTATGGTACTATTGATACATTAAGTACTATACAAGGGTTTACAGGTAATACTAGTGGGTTATATTTTATAAATAATTCTCAAGTAAAATTACTTAAGAAAGGATTTAATAAAATAGTTATAAATAACACTATTGAATATGCGGACAATTATATGACTAATTGGGATTTAAGACCACTACAAAATCCAAACCAACCTTATAATTGGAACCCTGCACCGACAAGTACTGGTAATTCGTACGTTATAATTGATAATGCAGATGAAAATTATGCTACTTATATATTAACTAGGGGGACAACACCAACTAGTAAAATGACAATATTCAATACAGGATTGCCTAAAGTTGCTGCAGGAGATTCATTAAGCTTTACAATGACTTTTTTATCAGGAAGTGTATCTTCTGTTAATGGCTATGTAAAGTTTTTTATAACCCCAACAGTTGGTTCTGTATATTATATGGATTATGATGGCACTTGGTCTACTAATTCAAATAATATTGCTCTTGTTCCAGCTAATCAAGATTACGCACCATTTGAATTTAATGTTAAATCAAAGCCGTTCCCAATAGATGGGCAATTAAGTTTTGGTTTTTATTTAGATTCCACATCAACATCAACTGTTCAAGTTGGTAATTTCCAATTATCGTTTAGTAGCACATTAAAATCTGTAACATATACCGCTTATACAAATAACACTAAGGAATACGTTAAAACAATAAATGTGCCTTATGGGTTTTACGCACAAAGTGTAACTAATTCAAGTATCAATCCAATACAAATTGGTGCTTTATATCTTTCTGACGATACAATAGCAATAGATTGGATTAGATATGGTGGTTCTGCTGGAGGGTATGTTAGTTTACAAGAATTATTAACTCAGCAGTTTATTAACGTATATGGTAAAAATATTATTAATTTAGATTGTGATTTATCAAGTTTTGTTACTAGTAATGGAACATTAGATGCTTCTAAGTTAATTAAAGCAGATGATGATGATCCAAGTAGTATTAATGTATCTCAAGATTCATATATGTTAGGAAATGCTACAATATCATATCCTAATAACCAAATCAATTCAACTTTACTACAAATTTCTAATACAGAGATAGAAAGTACTTTAACAAACAATTATTATTACCAATCAAGTCAATTTTAATATATGGCATCAGTAATTAATGGAACCAATATAATTTTATATAGATATAATCCTGACACAGATTTAAGCACTCCATTTGGTTCAGCTACAAGTTGTTCATTTGAATCTACAACAAACCAGGTAGAAGTTACTTCTCAGTCATCAGCTTGGTATAGAGAGTTTAAGAACGATATAATGTCTTGGACTGTTAGCTGTGATGGTTTTATGCGTTTAGATACAGATTATAGTTATTTGTCATTAATAGGTATGCAACAAGACCAAATAGATGGAGAGACAATGACTATTAAATTCTCTATAGATAATGATAATGGTGGGGCAGCAGTTTTAGGTCATTCTGTGTTTACAGGAACGGCTAATATTACATCTATGAGTTTAAGTGGATCAGTTGAAGGTGCTTCTACCTATTCCGTATCTTTGCAGGGCACAGGGCCTTACGTTATAAGTGGAACAGTACCAACTCCAGGTGGAACGATAATAACAGCAGGTGGAGCAGTTTATATGAAACAATATACTGCAGCAGGTGGAGAGAACTCTATCACTTGGACTGATATGATAGGAAAACTTTGTCTAGGGTTTACAAGAGGTGGTGTAGAAGTAAGAGAGATACTTACAACAGGAACTCCTACCAAT